TTTTTTTGGAGGTGTGTGCTTTATTATAAGTATACATTTCCGATTTTTGGATAAGTGACCAACATTTCCAACGTCATAACATCAGGTAGAGAGGTGGTTACCTCAGGTGGTGCGAGTCCCCATAGAAGAAATTTCTTTTGAATATGCGGCTTGAGCCTAACTTCAGTGATGTCTAGCGAATCCCAAACAGAACGCAAAAACGATTCCGCGTGCGAATTACCTCCTGCATTATCATAATACAGTGCTAATATTCGTTGCGCCACATCTTCGTCGCATTCATCAGTTCGGTGAGGGTATAAGGCTGCCAGTACGACATCGATAATATCTTTTACTGGTTTACCATTTTTGCAATATCGTCCCAAGAATTTAATATCTTGAATGCGATTCGATTGCATGCTCTTTTCAACGTTTACAGATACACCAAAAACTTCATCGATTATTTGAGCTAATAAAGATAAATTAACGGGATAACTTTCATGAGTTAAAGTAAATGAATCATCTCCTAAAACATAAGTTAGTTTGTCTCGTATTTCTAGCTTGGTATAAGTATATCGTAGCATGACCCAGGTGCATACACATTCGATCAACTGAAAGTCAAAGACCCAGAATCAACTCCACCATCCTTTTGATAAACATTACCATCAGGCATAACAAAGCGTGTATTTATACACTGGTCAGCCAACGTCCAGTATAGCTTTTTCATTCCTTCAGCATCGCAGGTTCCATAGCTGTAACGTCCAAAATCAATATAACTTTCGAACATTTCATAGGTGCGTCTAATTAACCACGGGGGTATGCTGGTATCGTATTTACTAAAATCAGTAGATAATATATAACTCTGCCATCCAGTTTGATTAATATCGTCCACAATATCTTTAAGTTTCCGTACTCCGCCTCTAAAAGCAGTAACGCCATAAGCCATCGGTGTTGTTCCTTGAACATAGAAGTTCCATAAGTTCTTGAAGAACATCGCTTGCATCATTAGTGTACAATAGGGTTTTCCCCATATTGCGCGCGTTTTAACTTTGTCTCTAGTACATATTTTTCCTCTTGCAAAGACCATACTTGGTGGGAACTCGCATTTCTTACCATATCTAACAAGACGCTGCATAAGCTTCGCATCAGCGTGTGCTTTTGTATAAGCTTCGCCTTTTGTTCGATATCCTTGATCTATATAAGGAAGACAAGGTGATGTATTCTGCGGGAAAGTGTCGATGGTAACTTCATCGATATGTAGTACTGGTAATAATTCAGGAGGTGCAAAAACCTTCTTAGCATCCACAAAGATTTTGTCCAGGAGTGGATCATCTGGTTCGGGTAGATATTCGACATCATATTCGCAAACAGCTTGATATAATGTTGTTAGGTTGGGAGAGCTTCTATAATAATATTTGAGAGCTGATCTAATATCTTCAGGTACGTGTGATTTTATATTATTCCATACTTGCTCAGACCTACGGGGGGGTCTTGAATAAGCTGAAAAACCTTTTCGTGTGTACAAAGGCCAC